TTATCGCAACATCAGATGTTTTAAAGTATCAACCAGACGCATTTGATTTTGGTATTTCTACAACAGCTACAGAAACAACTAATTTTCTAGCACAAACTACTAATGATATTTTAAGAGCATTAAGAGTAGAATGGTGGCCTGTATATAAAACAAATATATTTACAGATATTACAGTTCTAAATACTGCTGAAATGGTAAATACAAAAGTTAATTTAGATCAGTTTGAACGTGCTGGTGTTTATCTATTTCTTGGAAGATTTTATTTACCAGCATTAACTAAATTTAGACCAGAAACAGAAAAAGATAGATTTGAAAGAATGCAAGAATATTACATGGGTCAATACAATATTGAATGGAGAATGATACTAGAAGATGGTGTAGAATATGATGTAGATGCTGATGGAACTATCGTATCTAATGAGAGAGAACCTTTACATGGATTTAGAAGATTAACTAGATAATGGCTTTAGATTTAAAGATTAAAACTAACGCAAAATTTGTTCAAAAAAGATACGCAAGAATACAAAGAAAATTTAAAAGTATAATTGAAAAAGGAATATTGCAAGGTGGTTTTCAATTACTAGATATTATTAGAACTAAAACTGCAAAAGGTATTGATTTTAGAGACAGACCATTTTTACCATATTCACAAGGTTATTTAAAAAAATTACAAAAAGAGGGAAGATCAACAAAAGTAGATTTATTTTATTCTGGTCGTATGTTAGGTGCATTAACTCCATCTGGTAAAACTATAAAAAAGACAGGAACTAACAAAGTTAGTGTAAATTTTAGTAATTCACAAATGAGACAAAGAGCAGTATTTAATCAAGTTTTAGGAAAAAATAAGAGGGAATTTTTTGGATTTAATGATAGAACAGCAAATATAATAAGAAAACAATTTAACAGATTTGTTGCAAAAGAATTTAGGAAAGCAAGAATATGAGTGTAAGAGAAAACATAGCAAGTAATTTATTGTCAGTTATATCTGCTATATCTAGCCCAGATATTATAAAAGCAACTAGACAACCTTTTTTATTAGATGAATTATCAGATAAACAATATCCAGCAGTAATAGTTCAAACATCAGAAGAAAATAGAGATGACTCTGAATTAGGAAGTGGTGCTAAAACTAGACATGGTACGATAGACTTTGTAATACTTGGGTTTGTTAAAGGTGCAGAAGCTAATATTGATACTAAAAGAAATGAATTAATAACAGCTATTGAAACTGCATTAGAAACTGATATTACTAGAAATGGTAATGCACTTGATACAGAAGTCATACAAGTAGAAACTGACGAGGGTTCTTTGTTTCCTGTTGGTGGAATAAGAATGACTATTAGATGTATGTATGAGTATCAAGCTGGAACACCATAGGAGATAATATGACAACAAAAATTATAAATAGAATAGAAAAAAAAATAGACCAAATAGAAAAATTACATGATAAAGAGTCTATGCTTTGTGAAGAAGTAAAAGACTTATTAGCAGAATTAAAAGAAAACCAAGATGATAGTAGTCAAGATTGGGAAGAAGATTTTGAAGATGATTTTGAAGAAGATGAAGAAGATATTGACGAAGAAGATGATAAACTGTAAAAGGACTTATGGCTAAGGATATTAAATTATATAAAGGTAGTTCAGAGATAGTTATTAATGAATCTAACCTTGAACATTTTTTAACTTTAGGCTATAAGCAAGAAAAAGAACAACAACAATCTAAAAGTAAAAAGGATAAGAAATGGCAACACATCACGGAAAAGAAGGAGTTGTAAAAGCTGGTGGAACAGCAGTAGGAGAACTTACTAGCTTCACACTTGAAACAACAGGAGATGTAGTAGAGGATACAGCTTTATCAGATGCAACTAAATCATTTGTTGCTGGTAGAACGTCATTCTCTGGTACTTTAGAAATGCACTTTGACGAAACTGATAGCCCACAAACAAGTTTAATTGCTGGTGCTTCAATCTCATTTATTTTATTACCTGAGGGTGATGCAAGTGGAGACAGAAGTTTTACAGGAACAGGAATTGTTACAGGAATGTCAGTTAATAACTCAATGGACGCAATTATTTCAAGAACTGTTACTTTTCAAGGAACAGGTGCTTTAACTATAGGAACTGTCTAATATTAATTTATGTCAGTTATAGATAGAGTTAAGTCTCATTTTGAAACTCTTAAAACTATCACTATTGAAGTTAATGAGTGGAAAGACGAGCATGGTAATCCGAGTGTATTTTATTCAGAGCCACTAACCCTTGAAGAAAAAAACATTATCTTTAAGAAGTCTAACAACTTTCAAGATTTAACTATTCTTGTAGATTTGCTTATAATGAAGTTGCAAGTTAAAAATGATAAAGGCGAAATGATAAAAGCCTTTAGCCCAGAAGATAAATTTGCACTTAGAAAAAAAGCAGATTCAAATGTTATATCTACTATTGCCAATCAAATACTTTTAGATACTAATTACGAAGACGCAGAAAAAAAGTAGATAGCGACCCAGATGTTAGGTCGCTGTTAGTTATTGCAGAACGATTACATCTTACAATTCAACAAGTTCTTGATATGCCTGTTAGCCATTATAATCTTTGGTTAGCTTACTTGAAAAAAGAACAAGAACAGTATAAAACAAGTCAATCACTAGCGGAAGCGAGGAATTTAAAATAATGGCAAATCAAAAATTATTCATTGATATAGTAGCAAGAGACAAAGCAACTAAATCGATAGGCATACTTAGAGGGGGTCTTGCAAAATTAAGAGGTGCTGTTTTTAATCTTCAAAATGCTTTTTTAGGTTTAGGTGCTGGTCTAGTAATAAAAAATTTAGTTAATACAGGAAAAGAAGTAGAAAATTTAAAAGTAAGACTTAAATTTTTATTAAAAAATACAGAAGAAGGTGCAAAAGCATTTGATAACATGTCAAAGTTTGCATCAAAAGTTCCTTTCTCACTTGAGGAAATATCTAGAGGTTCAGGTATTTTAGCAACAGTTACAGATAATGCTGATGATCTACAAAATATGTTAGAGATCACAGGTAATGTTGCGGCAACAACAGGATTAGATTTTAGAACTGCCGCAGAACAAATACAAAGATCATTTAGTGCTGGTATAGGTGCGGCAGACTTGTTTAGAGAAAAAGGTGTTAGAAATATGCTTGGTTTTAAAGCTGGTGCAACTGTATCTATTGAAGAAACTGTAGAAGCATTTAATAAAGTATTTGGTAAAGGTGGTAAATTTGGAAATTCAACAGATGAATTAGCAAAAACTTTAGAGGGAACTTTGTCTATGATAGGAGATAAAGTTTTTAATTTTAAAAAAGTTCTTCTTGATGCTGGTTTCTTTTCACAATTAAAAATACAGTTTGGTGATTTAAATAAATCACTAGAACAAAATTCAGAAACAATGGATAAAATCGCAATAACTATTGGAACTGCATTAGCAGTTGGAGTAGAAAGATTAGTAAATGGTTTTAAGTTTTTAGCAGAACATTCAGATAAAGTAGTTACAGCATTTAAAATTTTCTTATCTTTAAAACTTGCGATAGCATTTGTAAATATAGGCAGAGCATTAATACCCGTTGTAGCTGGATTAAGAGCTTTAGTTTCTTTAAGTGGTGCTGGTCTAGTTTTAGTAGCGGCATCTGTAACGGCGGCAACAGCAACATTTGTAGCATTAGGAAAAGCAATTGATGATGTTGAAAATAAAATTAAAAATAATTTAAAAGCAAACAAAAAAGCTTATGACCCATCTCAATTAATACCACAAATACAAAGTCAAAAAAAGATAACAAAAGAATTAGAAAAACAAGAAAAAATACATTTTAATATTTTTGAATCAAATCATAAACTTGTAAATGCTGTAAAAAGATCAGAAGAAAAAAGTTTAAATAGAATATTGGGTAAGAGTAGAAATATATTTGATGAACAACAAAAAATACAAAAATCTGTAGAGGGTCAAGCAACATTACAAGAAGATATTCTCAAAAAAATTAGAATGCAAAATAACGAATTTTCTTTTTCAGCTGAAACTTTTAATGTAATAAATAATTTAGCTGGAGGTTTGTCAAGGTCTTTAGCAGAAGCATTAGTTCTTGGTAAAAGTTTAAATATGTCAATGAAAGAATTAGCACAAAGTCTTTTAGTAGATATAGTTGCAAAGACTATTGAAAGAATAGCATTAATGGGAATAGAAAAATTATTATCAGAAACATTATTTAAAAAAGAAATAGATAAAGAAAATGCCATTAGAAAACAAAATACTGCTTTAAAAAGACAAATTGCACTTCAAATGACATTAAATGCTTTAGGTGGTGGTGGTGGAAGTTTTTTAGGTAGTTTCTTTGGAGGATTTTTTGCAAAAGGTGGTGCAGTATCAAAAGGCAATCCTGTAGTGGTTGGGGAAAATGGACCAGAATTATTTGTACCTAACCAAACAGGACAAATAACACAAAATGCTAGAGGCACAGGAAATGGTGGTGCTACAACAGTTAATTTTAATATCAACACAGTAGATGCAAGTGGCTTTGAAGATTTATTATTTAGATCAAGAGGAACTATATCAGCTTTAATTAATTCTGCTGTAAATGAACAAGGGAGAGGGGCTGTAATTTAATGTCAGGTGCGTTTCCAATAGCTAGTGCAAAATTCTCAACAATGGGAATTAAAAGTACACAGAACACTATAATTTCAGTAACTGATAGTGGTAAAAAATTATCAAGACAAATTGATGGTCAAAGATTTGGATTTACTGCACAAGTTATAACTGCAAAAAGAAATGATGTTTATGGAGAACTTATGGCTTTTATAATAAAGCAAAGATCAGGAAAAGAAAACTTTACTATTATTCCACCAGAAGTTTCTAATGCTAGAGGTAACGAAACAGGAACTATACAAGTTAATGGTTCACACACTGCTGGAGATACTACTATAACTGTTAATGGCCATCAAAATAATAACCCTAACGCATTTAAAAGTGGAGATTTTATTAAATTTGCTAATCATACAAAAGTTTATATGATTGTAGCAGATGTAGAACCCTCAGCAAATGCTTCAACTTTAACAATAGAACCACCTTTAGTTTCTAGTTTAGCAGATGACGAAGTTGTAACTTATGATAATGTTCCTTTTACAGTTTATATGACAAATGATATTCAAGAGTTTGGATTAGTAGGTGCAACAAAAGATGGAGATGCTTTATATCAATTTGAAATTGATGTAGAAGAAGCACTTTAATGAAGAAATATAAAATAACCCATAAGATAACTGCCGATTTTATTGCTGAAATTATTGTTAATGAAGATCAAATAGATGCTAATATAAACGATCTTAAAGAATACAAGAAACCTAATAGCAAATTTGATTTTACTATGTTAAAAGGTACAGAAAGTGTAACCCAAACTAATTACGAGGAATATGACGAGAAGCCTGACAACAGCAGTAAAGAACCAATTAGCAACAAATGATATTAGACCAGTACACCTTATTACCATTGGTTTTGGTACTCCTGTTAATATCACTGATTGCTCTTTCCCTTTAACTTCTTCAATATCTGGCTCGTCTATTACATATTCTGCTAGTGATTTTATATTAGATGTTTCTAGTTTTGATGAACAAACTGATATTACAAAAGGTACATTAAATCTTACATTATCAGGTGCAAATACAACTTTTATATCAGTTGTTTTAAATGAAAATGTAATCAATGATAGTGTTACAATTTTTAGAGGAATATTAAATAGTTCTAATACTCTTATTGCAGACCCTATATTATTATATAAAGGTAAAATAGATGGTTTTGATATTAATGAAAATCAAACACAGAGTTTATTAAATTTAAAAATAGTTTCTCATTGGGCAGACTTTGATAAAAGGTCAGGTCGTAAAACTAATAACACATCTCAACAAAGATTTTTTAGTTCTGATGTAGGTTTTGATCATTCATCAGAAATGGTACAAGATATTAGGTGGGGTAGAAAATAATGCAAGATATTATTTTACTTTATAGAAATTATAATAAATTTAATGTTTGTATAGATGATGATTTAGCATCTTATCTTTTACCAAGTATTAAATTAAATCAATATAAAAAACATTATTATAATAATGAATTAATAGGTTTTACCAATTGGGCTTTATTATCTGATAATGCACACAACAGATTTAAACAGACAGCAATTATTAATAATGAAGATTGGAATTCTGGTAATCATCTTTGGCATATAGAAACAATATGTAAATCAAATCTTAATAAAATAATGAAATGGACTAAATCCTTTTTAACTGAACAATTTGGAATAGGAAAACAAATTAATTGGTTAAGAATAAAAGATAATAAAATTGTTCGAGTTGTTACAAGAACTACAAAAAAAGGTTGGTTATAATGGGTAGTTTTAATCCTTTTAAAATTATAAAAAAAGTTGTAAAGCCTGTTGTAAAAATAGTAAAAAAAGTTGTTAAAACTGCTGTAAACGTAGTTCAAAAAGCTGTTTCATGGGTTACACCATCTTTTCCCTCATTTGATGCTGGTGGTTCAGGTAGTTTAGGTTCGTTTGGTTCATCAGCTATGGATAATTATGAACAAGGTATCATAATTAATAAACAATCTAATGACGCATCTATCCCTGTTGTTTATGGAGAAAGAATGGTAGGTGGAACAAGGGTATTTTTAAAAACCTCTGGAAGTAAAAATACTTATTTATATATGGCTCTTGCTTTAGCAGAGGGAGAAATAAACTCTGTAGAACAAATCTTTGTTGACGATACACTTGTTGGCTGGTCAGGTGCTTTAACACACGGAACAACAAGAAATTCAGTTGCTGGAAAATATGGAACTAATATTTTAGTTCAATGTTTTATGGGTAAAGATGATCAAGTTGCAAGTAGTATTTTAACTCCTGTATCTGGCTGGGGTTCTAATCATAGATTAAGAGGTGTTTGTTATTTAGCTTTTAGGTTTAAGTGGGATCAAAATAAATTTAGTGGTATTCCACAAGT